TTCAAGAGACACAAAATGGCTAAATCACCAGCATGGCAACGTAAAGAAGGCAAAAATCCAAGCGGCGGCCTGAACGCCAAGGGCCGAGCGTCAGCTAAGGCTCAGGGGATGAACCTAAAAGCGCCTCAGCCTGAAGGTGGCGCTCGGCGAGATTCCTTTTGCGCCAGAATGGAAGGAATGAAAAAAAAGCTCACTGGGGCCAAGACAGCACGCGATCCAAATAGTAGAATAAACAAGAGTTTACGAGCTTGGAACTGTTGAGAGCATCATGGAAATCGAAATCAGTATTGTCAACACATTTGTCTTGATATGCGCCAGCGTTTTTGGGTGGCTAATAAGGACTCTTTGGGGAGCAACCAGAGAGCTAAAAGACGATTTGACCAAATTAAAGGAAGAAATGCCAATCAAGTTCGTCCTTAAAGATGACTACAAAACTGATATTCGCGAAATAAAAGATATGCTCAAGTCTATATTTGACAGACTAGACCATAAAGCAGACAAAGAATGAGGAATTTATGATCACTTTATTTTCAACTTTAATCTCTTTTCTGGCTGGCGGGTTGCCTAAATTGCTCGATTTCTTTCAGGATAAATCTGATAAGAAACAGGAAATGGAATTAGCCAAAATCCAGACTGCGCATGAGCTAGAGATGCGCAAACAGGGCTTTGAGGCTCAGTCACGAGTGGAAGAGATCAAATTAGACCAGATCATGCAGCAAAGCGCTGCACAAACACAGCAGTCTACAATTCAGGCCCAGCAGGCTGAAATGCAGGCTATTTACGCCCACGATATGAGCCTAAATGAAGGCACTAGCCAATGGGTAAAGAATCTCAGGGCTTTAGTCCGTCCGATCATTACATTTGGATTTTTTGGCCTGCTTGTATTCGTGGATGCCGGTCTTTTCTGGTATGGTTGGAACAAGGGAACTGATTTCCCTACACTCGCCAACATGCTTTGGGATGACGAGACTCAAGCTCTGTTTGCCAGTATCATTGCTTTCCATTTTGGTGGACGCGCCTTCGGGAAATGAAAACCAGCTCAAAAGCAAAGGAAATGATTAAGCATCACGAAGGCGTGAGGCTTAAACCATACCTATGCCCAGCTAAATTATGGACTGTAGGGGTGGGGCATGTGCTTTACCCAGAACAGGCCAATATGAAGTTAGAAGACCGCAAGGATCTGTGGCTTCATCCAGAAGATAATCGCGTTTGGACGATGGAGCAGGTTAATGCGTTACTTGAATTTGATCTTGATAGGTTTGAACGAGGTGTGGCTAGACTGTGTCCTAGCTCTACTTCTAATCAAAACCACTTCGATGCTCTGGTCTCATTTAGTTTTAATGTAGGTTTAGGTAGCCTGCAGAAGTCGTCCCTCAGAATGAAGTATAATCGCGGCGAATATGAAGAGGCTGCAAACGAGTTTCTGAAATGGGCAAAGGCAGGCGGAAAAGTGCTTCCGGGCCTATTGAAACGTAGATCTGACGAAAAGGCACTTTTTTTGTCGTAATCGGTTAGAGTAGAAAAAATGCCAGTACCAACAAATGCGCTTACTTACAATGGCTATGTGACTCAGGTCGCAACTATGGCTGTGGTTAATACCCAGACAGTTAGCGGCGTAGTTCAAAGTACTGATGCTGCCTTTAATGCAATCATTCCGCAGATGCTTAATTATGCTGAACTTAGAATTCAGCGTGATATAGACTTTTTACAGAGCGGTGCTTTGCAAACAACAGCATTATCTGCTGGGACTAAATATATCACCTATTCTTCTGCTGATTTTAAGACGATTGATACTGTAAACATTGTTACTACAAGTACTTCCTCATATGAGGTTCTTTCTACCCTAATTCCAACAACTAAAGAATTCGCACAAAATGTCTATCCATCTACTGCCGTTTCTGCTAATTGGGGAACTCCGAAGTACTTTTATTTATTCGGAGATCTTGGAAGTCAGGACAACATAAATTTATTTATCGTTCCACAGCCAAGCGCTAGTTGCTATATTCAAACTATAGGCACTTCTTGGCTGGATAGTTTATATAAATACGCCACTGCCGGAGATGCAGGCACTGCAACTACATATATAAGCTCTTATCTACCAGACTTACTGGTACTGGCAAGTATGATTTACATCAGCGCCTATCAGCGTAATTTCGGTCGTCAAAGCGATGACCCAGCAATGGCTCAAAGTTACGAAGCTCAATATAAGACTCTGCTGCCAGCAGCTAATAATGCTGAAGAGCAAAAGCGCTTTCAAGCTTCTGCTTGGTCTTCTTCTTCTGTTCCAACATCAGCTACTCCAACGAGATAATTTAAATGCCTCATGCGTCATTTAAAATTAAGCCCGGAGTGGATCAGAATGAGACCCCAGCATTAAATGAGGCCGGTTTATCTTCTACCAACTTAATACGATTTATTTACGACAGAAATGGCAATGGGCTTGTACAGAAACTTGGCGGGTGGACTAAGTATTACTCCAATCCATTCTCAAAAGTAATTAGAGCGATATGGCCTTGGCAGGATATCAATTCTTCTGATCATCTAGCTATAGGGCTTCAAAATAGTTCTGGTGGATTCGAGTCATCAATTAATATATTGACCAATGACGTATTAAACGATGTTACTCCTCAATATCAGGTAACTAATCCAACTGTAGATTTTGAAACTATTGATGGCAGTCCTTATGTCAGAATTACAGATCCCAACTCTAGTGGTATCAATGCTTTTTGTACTGTATATATTGCCACGCAAGTAAGTATTGGCGGGCTTGTTTTATTTGGTCTTTATGAATGTTATCCATATATCGGAGATATATATAGGATAATTGCCGTAAACGCTCTTGGCGAGCCAGTTAATGCTGAATCTTCAGAGGCTGGTGGAACAGTTCCTTTAATATCAGTTACTGAAAATTCAAGCATCATAGAAATAACTTTGCCAAATCATGGATACAATGTTGGCGATACTTTTTCTGTGTTAATTCCATTAGTTGTTAAAGGAATAACTTTCTATGGAGATTATATAATACAGAAAGTTGTTGATGTAAATACATTTACATTCAATTCCACTCTTGTCCCTAGTGGAACAGGATCAGCATATATTAATAATGAGAAAGTAAATCTTACTTATAATTTCGGCATTCCAACCTCTCAATTAGGAACTGGATACGGAGTTGGCGGATACGGAAGAGGCGGATATGGATATGGTATCGATACTCCAATAGTATTTAATGGTGATAATATTCCTGCGTTGAATTGGAGTTTTGATAACTGGGGAAGTTATCTAGTATCCGTTGCATTAGATACTGCAGTAGCAACTAATGCAGAATCCGCTACTGGTAGTGGAGCTACTGCTACAATTACTTATGATGAAACTTATACAATTCCAGTAGGATGTTCAGTAACATTATCTGGATTCTCTCCTTCAACTTGGAATCGAATTGTATATGTAAGTTCGTCTTCATCTGGATCTTTCACATTTAATACAGCATCAAGCGGAGGATCATTAAGTGGAAGCCCAACAACACGGGGTAATTTTAAAGTAAATTACGCACCTTATCAGCCAATTTATTTGTTTGATCCATTAGGCGGACAACCTTTATCAGTAACAATATCTAATGCTCCACCATATAACGATGGGGTATTCGTGGCTATGCCTCAGAGACAATTAGTTTCTTGGGGATGTACATTTGATGGAATTCCAGATCCGTTGCTTATTAGATGGTCTGATGTAAATGATTTTAATAGTTGGGTAGGAACTGTAATTAATCAGGCAGGATCTTATAGAATACCAAAAGGATCAAAAATAGTTGGCTGTATTCAGGCCCAGCAACAAGGTCTTATATTTACGGATCTTGGATTATGGTCAATGCAATACATTGGCCCTCCATATGTATATGGATTTAACGAAATCGCTACTGGTTGCGGATTGATAGCAAGAAAGGCTGTTGCAGCGATTTCTGGCACAGTTTACTGGATGGGACAATCTCAGTTCTTCTCTCTTTCTGGAAATGGCGTTCAGCCAGTTCCATGTCCTGTATGGGATGTTATTTTCCAAGATCTAGATACTAATCATTTAGATAAAATACGAGTCGCCGTTAATTCTCTATTTGGAGAAATTTCTTGGTTCTATCCAAATTTAAGCTCAGGCGGAGAAAACAATTCATACGTTAAATATAACGTGTATCTAAACTGCTGGGATTATGGAACCATGAGCAGAACAGCTTGGACTGATCAATCTGTTTTAGGTAAACCTATCGGCGCTGATCCTGTTTCTGGATATCTATATCAGCATGAAACTTCTCCAAATGCAGATGGAGTGGCAATGAATTCATTCTTCAGAACTGGCTATTTCGCCATGACTGAAGCGGATGTTAAGAGCTTTGTCGATGAAGTATGGCCCGATATGAAATGGGGTCTTTATGACGGAGATCAAAACGCAACTGTTTACATTACTTTTTATGTAACAGATTTTGCTGGACAGGATCCAGAAGTCTATGGGCCATACCCAATGACTCAAGACACAAAATGGTTCAACCCAAGATTCAGAGGTCGTCTGATATCAATTCAATTATCCAGCAATGATCTTGATAGCTTTTGGCGCTTAGGTAACATCCGCTATAGATTACAACCTGATGGGAGATACTAATGGACAAAAATATGTCTCAGCAGGATTGGAATAAGATATTTTCAGATATAAAAAAGGGGGATGCGTCCCAATCTGACCTATTAACTACGCAGAAGAATCTAGTTAATGCCGTTAATAATTTGGCTATCACATACCAACAAGTTAATGGGACTCAAAATAAAGCTAATATCACTGGAACGGATCCAGTTCTGGTAAAAGGCTCTTCAGCAAGATTGGCTAGTGTAAGCGTTATAGAGAAAGGTTCTGCTGTGGGGTACATATACGATTCAAAAACTACAACAATAACCCACGAAACTTCTAAGCTATATACAATTCCAACTGAAGTAGGCGTGTGGTTTGTAAATATGCCAGCCGGACTTGGCCTTGTAGTAGTCCCCGGAAATGGTCAAGTCATTACAGTAAGTTATTCTTGAGGCCAATATGCCACTTAAGCACGGTACATCGCAGGAAACTATTAGCAGCAATATCTCTGAAATGATACATGCTGGACATCCAAAGGATCAGGCCATAGCTGCTGCATTGAATACAGCTCGTCAATCTAATGCCAGTGGCGGTCGTCCCACCCTGCACTTAAAGAAGCGTAAAATCCATTCTAAGCTCCATACTGGCCCAATCCATAGTCCTGTAGCAGGTAGGACAGATCATCTTCCCATGCACGTTCCTAGTGGCTCTTATGTGATTCCAGCGGACATCATCTCAGCCATGGGCGAAGGGAACACGATGGCTGGATTTAAGCATATGCGCCGTATGTTCTCTGGTATTCCATACGGCGGTGGTTCTATGCCTTATGGAGGTTCCCAGACCCCTTACGGTGAACCTTTGCCACACAAGGCTGATGGCGGAGATGTCGAAGGCGTTCCTATCGTTGCTGCAGGCGGAGAATACGTTCTTTCTCCAGAAGAGGTAAGATACGCTGGCGATGGAGATATGGACGCAGGCCACAAGGCTTTGGACGAATTTGTTAAGCAATATCGAAAAGAAACTATCAAGACTTTAAAGAATCTACCCGGCCCTAAGAGAAATTAAGTATGTCAAAAGATTTGAATATGTCCGATACAAGTGAATTACGCATTCGTATTGGAGTGCCAGAGGATTTAGACGAGATTATGGAATTGGCGATGAGCGCCACAGAAGAAAATGGGTTTTTATCACCAAGTCCGACAAAGATGGCTGCTGAGATCTGGCCTGCTTTGCATCAAAATGGTGGCATTGTGGGAATAATTGGCAAGCCACAAGGGAAGATTGAAGGCTTGGTTGTGCTAAGGATTGGTCAGATGTGGTATTCGGATACGTTGATTGTAGAAGAAAAGGCAATCTTTATTGACCCAGAATTTCGTTCCGCAAAGGGAGGAAGGGCTAAAAGATTGTGTGAGTTTAGTAAACAGGTGGCTGATAAACTTGGTATCCCATTGATTATTGGGGTATTATCTAACAGCCGCACAGAGGCAAAAGTTCGCATGTACGAGCGTCAATTCGGGCCACCAAGTGGTGCATTTTTCCTGTATGGCGCTACAACCGGCAAGTGGCAGGGTACGGAGCATTAAAAGATGGGCGGTAAGACAAGTCAATCCAGTCAAACAATTCAAATACCACCAGAGGTACTGGCTAGGTATAACGCTGTAAATGCAAGAGCTGAAAAAGCCAGTAACAGAGGATTCCAAGAATATTCTAGTGATCCTAATGCATTCGTAGCTGGATTAACAGACGCTCAAAAAGCTGGAATTCAGCAGACTATGGACGCTTCTGGTCAAGCTCAGGGCGCGATTTCCGATGCATACGGAATTACACAGGGTGCTAACCGTAATGTAGATCCAAGCCAGCTTGGCGCAAGCGAAATTAATCAGTACATGAATCCATACATGCAGAATGTATTGGGCAGTACTGCAGCTCTATTAAACCAACAAAACCAACAGGCAATGGCTGGTCAGACTGGAAATGCCATTCGCTCTGGAGCTTTTGGCGGAGACAGAGGAGGTATCGCTGCAGCTAATTTGGCTCAACAACAACAGATGGCAAGCGGAAAGATTTTTTCCGATATAGCTAGTCAGGGATATAACCAAGCATTACAAACTGCTCAACAGCAGCAGGGTTTAAGATATCAGTCAGATGTTGCTAATAGGCAGAACCAAGCAGCTATAGCCCAACAATTAGCAAATCTTGGTCTTTCTGGTCAACAAGCGGCATTGCAAGGCGCTCAAGCGCAGCTTGGCGCTGGTCAAGTACAGCAACAGACAGAACAAGCTGGGAAGACAGCCTTATACAATCAATTTCAACAACAGCAGTCATATCCTTTTCAAGTTGCTCAGTTTTTGGCAAATATTGCCGAAGGTACTGGTGCGCTTTCTGGGTCTACTACAACATCTAATGTTCCGGGGGGCTTTTTCTCCGATGAGCGCTTAAAAGAAGATATTCACGTTGTAGGTAAAACTTTCGATGGTCAGCCTATCTATAAGTATCGTTACAAAGGCGATCCAAAGCATCAGATTGGCCTTTTAGCACAAGATGTAGAAAAGCATCATCCTCATGCTGTAGGTCTTGCCGCAGGTTATAAGACAGTTGATTACGACAAGGCTACTAAGACGGCAGAACATAAAGGTCATTTCGCTTCAGGCGGCCTTGCTGCAGAAAGCATGGGTGGGCACGTTGCTCCTGAACATATTGGAGAAGGATACGCCGATGGGGGCTCTCCCGCGCTACAAGGTTTATCTCCTGCGGATTTTGCAGCTATTTTAGAAGCTCAAGCAAAAATGTATGCTCCATTCTCTGAATCTGGAATGAATGTTTCTGGCTCTCCGTTAGGTGGTAAAGGTTATGTTCCAGAAGCAAGCCTGCCTGTAGCGGGTTTGGTTACTCCAGATATGGATGTTCCAACTCCAGAGTCTGGATTAGAACAGGCCGCTAACACTGCGCAAGCTATTGGCGTTCTTGCTCCAATTGGTGCTGGCGCATATAAATTAGGAGAAAAGGGCGTTACATCTGCTGCAAATAAATTTAATGATTGGATTGATAGCTTTGATTCTGCATCAGGGAGTCCACTTGGAGAAGAAAGCTTTGCAAGCGGCGGGCTTGCTGGATATGCAATGGGCGGCAATCCCAATGACCAACAAAATTCTTCTACATCCAGTATGCCATTTGCGAGCGCTGCGAAGGCTCCTAATGAAGGAGATCAGAATAAGCTTGATATTCCTCAAGAACAGACAGCCCCTAGAGAGTTGATGAAACCAGATACTGGATCTGCTAAAGATCCTAGTATGGATCAATTTGGTCAGCTTCTACAAATCGGCACTTCCATTGCTGCTATGGCTGGTTCTGATAAGCGCTTAAAAACAGACATTCAGCCCGTTGGTAAAACTTTTGATGGTCAAACTGTTTATAAATATCGATATAAAGGTGAACCTAATTTCCGTATGGGGCTAATCGCTCAGGAAGTCGAAAAGCATCATCCTCATGCTGTTGGGCTTGCTGGCGGATATAAAACTGTTAACTACGATAAGGCCACAGAAGCTGCAGAGCATCGTGGGCATTTTGATACTGGCGGCATGCCATATGGTGGCGGTTTAAGTATTCCTACTGGAGATGGTCAGCAGCGTCAATTATTGACTGCTTCATCGCCGATGCCTGAACAACAATCTGGATTAGGTCAATTGGCTGATGTTGCATCATTAGCTCAGACTGGCATGGATATAAAGTCTGGATTTTCCGATAAACCAAAAACTCCTGACGCTGGCGGCAAAGATGCCAGCGCAGATGCTGCAGCTTCATCTAAATCTGGATCTAGTCCGTGGATGAATATGCTTTCTTCTGGATTGGCGGGATTTGGTCTTGGAGCTATGCTTAATGGAAAGCATGCAGGAGGTTTAGCTGATCGAAAGGGATATGCTTGGGGTGGAGCTGATGATAGCGATGAGTTTTTAAGCCAACCAAGATTCAACAAAGATTTCTGGCTTGGCAATAAAACTGCTGATCAATACACAGCAGATCAAGAACAAAATCGTCAGGCAATCAAGCAGCGGGATGAAGACATTAACAGACAGTTAAAGTTTGGAACTCCAGAAGGTGAATACACCATTGGATCTGAAGGACAGCCAATTTATCATCCGCCGCTGACTGTTGAACAAGAAGATATAAATAAAGGTCTGACTTTTGGTGACGAAAAAGGCCGTAAATTCACGCTTGGCGAAGGCGGTCAGCGTAATTACGTTTCTGGAGGCGCTGGATCAAGCGGCCTTGCTGGCGGATCAGAGAACAAGGTTTCCGCTGCAAACGAACAAGCATTAATGGACAAATTGCGTTTCGCAGATGCTCCTTCTGTTTCTGAAGGCGCTCCTATTGCAGAGGCAACTGGTGATGTTTCTCAGATGCCAACAACAACTGCCGTAGGCGCTACTGGCGCTGGTGGATTGAGTCCTAAAGACGCTCCTAATGTCGCTCCTGTCGCTGCAGCACCTGCTCCTGCTAAGGCCGAGGAGGCTCCTGCCACGGGTCTTGCTGGGGCTACTAAACCAGAAGCTAAAGCAGTGACTACAAGCGATGGCAAGCCAGCTCATTGGTATACAAACGAAAAGTACGTTATTCCATTGCTTCAAGGTATTGCAGCAATGGGCGTTACCCCAACCAGAAGCTTGGGCGTTGCTCTTTCTTCTGGTTTAGGCCAAGGTCTGAAGGGTTATCAGGCTCAACGTCAGTTTGAGATTGATAAAGCTGCTAAACAGGCATCAACTGCGGTTGATGTGGCAACCGCGCGAGGATATAACATTAAAAATGCAATGGATGCAGCAAAATCTATTGGTCAAAATAAATTTACTGTTGGAGGAATAGAATATGTAATTCCTTCAAACGGCCCACCTATGCCTGCTTATCAATGGAATGCTCTCCCTATAAGCAGCAGACCACCACTATTTGGAACTGAAATAGCTCTTGGCGCAAGAAATATTGGAGAAGTTCCTGTCTCTACAGTTCCAATAAGCAAAGATGTTTCTACATCAATTCCTGCTGTTGTACAAACTGGAGCCGCGCCTTCTGATGATGCATTTAATAATATCAAGAGCAGCTTGATAGCAAATTCAAATGAAATCTCAAGAACAGGAGCTGCAGAAAGGACTGCAGAGATAAAGAAACAGTTAGATGCTGGAGCTTCTGCTGCGTTCAATCAAGAGCCTCAAATCGCAACTATGGCTAATGCCGTAAGTTCATTGGGTAAAGATAGCGTTCTTTCTGGAAATACTTTTAGCGATTTCTTTAAAGGCGCTTTATTAAACTACAATGCATTTATGAATGCCATTGGACATCCAGAGGCTGCAGCGGATTTAGAAAAAGATCTAACAGCAACTGCCATTAGAGATAAGTTCGTTAAAGGTAGCGCTCTTGCCGCTGGATCGTCTTCTGTTCAAGCTCTAGAAACAGCTCTTAACGCTTTGCCGAATGGTCAAATGACAAGAGATGCCGCAGTTACATTAACTGCAGCGCTTCTTGTGGATAAGCAAAAGGCTATTGATGAGCAAAGATATGAGCTGAATGCATTTAACAGATTAGGCGGCAATACTACTGGGTATGATGCTACAAATGCACGAACAGAATTCAGAAAAGAGTATGGTCAAAAATATGCTTCAGATAAAATAGCTCTGACGACATTAATGAATGCTGTTACACCCGATGGAAAATCATTGCTAGGAATGTTGCTTCATGGAGAAATAAGTCCTCAAGCTGTAGATAAATGGATTGGAGTGCCTAACATTAGTAGATACTTCATTACTCAAAATAGGTAAAAAGCATGTTAGTAGAATCTCCAGATTATTCTAAATTGTGGGAAGGATACACAAAAGAAGGCGAAGTTGCTGATAACGCTACTGCAGCAACTTCAAAGCCTGTTCCTCCCCCAATTTCTCAACCTGAATCTACTATGGGGGAGGTTGAAACTCTCAATAGAATATTTGGCAAATCTCCTGCTACATCTACTGCGGTTCAACAGCCTTCTGAAGATAAAGAAGTAGAAACATTAAATAGAATGTTTGGGAAACCTTCTGAAGCCGGAAAATTACCTATATCCGCTCCTCCAAAAGCACCTGCCGCTCGAACAGCCACTCCTACTAGATTTGTACAGACAGGTAAACCAACAGCTCCAACTCAAGAAAGAACTCTAGGCTCTGCTTTGTCAGAAGCTACAGAAAGCTTCCTGCCAAGCGCCGGTGAAGCCTTGAAGGCCACTGGTCATGCGCTTGCTCCTTGGAACTGGGGTGAAACCCTTGGTAATCTAAAAAGCCTAGCACAGGGCGCTGTATCAAAAACTACCGGCATGACTGCAGGTCAAACACCAGAAGAACAAGCCAAAAATGAAGCCCTAGTGAATGGCTTGGTTGAGCATTACAAGAACACTTACGGAGACAAGCAGAAGCTATACGAAGCTATTGCTACAGATCCAGCCAGTATTATGATGGACATGAGTACGTTATTGACTGGCGGCACTTCATTAATTGCCAAAGGCGCTGGTACTGCAAGCAAAGTCGGCAAGATTGCTAGTACAGTAGGTAAGGCCGCTGAATACTTAGATCCTGTGACCGGCACTGTAAAAGTTGGTACAACCTTGGCTAAGGGCGCTACCGCTCCTTTGAGAGCCGCTGCCGCAGGTACTAGCGGCCTGAGTATGGATATGCAGAAGATCATCAGAGAAGCTGCGTCATCTGACGATCCTGCAATGCGTCAGACATATCAAAAATTTGCAAGCGGAGAAGGCACTCCAGAAGAATTTCTTCAAGCTACTCAAGACGCTATTAGACAACTTGAAAATGAAAGAATCGATAGTTTCAAGCAAACAAAATCAGGCTTGCATAACAGAAGAATTGATTTTTCAAAGATATATAATGATGTTCAAGGATTTAGAAATGAATTAAGCAAAGGATCTCCAGCAGGATATGCCGAAGCAAAAAAAGCTTTGGACGCTGCTGATAATTTAATTCAATCTACTGTTAGCGATCCAGCAAGACATACGCTTGAGCATGTTCACGAATTAAAAAATCAAATTTGGGATTTAAAAACCAATTTTGCTGGAAATGCAAAAGCATCAAATTACTTAGATAAAATTTATCACTCCATAGGTGATACTCTTGGTACTCCTGCTTTAGGCGGGTCAAAAGAATATGCAGACCTAATGAGAGATGCCCAGATGGGCATGAAGTATATTCAAAACGCACAAAAACAATTAGGCGTTGGTCGTAATGCCGCAGCAACTAGTGCCTTGATGAAAGCTCTGAAAAGCACAAAAACTTACGGCGGAAAGAGCCTGATAGAAGATATTTCTGAAGTAGACCCATCAATTAAATACATGCTTGCCGGAGCTGCTTCAAATCCAGTAACTGGCGGAATGTTACGAAATGTCTCTGATCTAGTGATATTTGGCGGATTAAGCGCTCTAACTCACAACCCTGCTGCATTAGCTGGAATTATAGGGGCTTCACCAAAAGTAGTTGCTGGAGCTAATTACTATGGCGCTAAGGCTGCAGACTTGGCAAGGGCTTCTGCAAGACCCGCCTATTACGCAGGCCGCTTAGAAGAGCTGAACAGCGCTGCAGGCCAACAGCCACTACCAAATAACGTCTCTCCAGAAGACGTAGATGCAATGGTCAGAACAGTTATTGGCGAAGCTGGCGGCGAATCTCCAGAAGGCCAAGCCGCTGTTGCCCACGTTATTATGAACCGCCTAAAGAAAGGAGGATTTGGCGGGGAGAACATTAAGGACGTTGTCACTGCGCCACATCAGTTCGAGGCTGTCTCTCGCGGTATAGCCGATAAGATCGACAAAAACAGCAAGCAGTACCAAGAAGTACTGAATAATATCGTGCTGCCGCTGCTCCGTGGCGAGCTTCAGGACGTTACTGGAGGCGCTACAAACTTCATTAACAAGACTCTTCAGACCCAGCGCGGTATGCAGATCCCTGAATGGGCTGCAGGTGAAGGCCAGCAGATCGGTAGACACACTTTCTACGGTACTGAAGGCCAAGCCGATGGTGGTAGAATAGAACGAGCTTCTGGCGGTAAAGTCGGTAAGTCCATAGACCATTTAGTCGGCAGGCTGATGAAGATGGCTAAGGATGCTAAGAAAGTTTCAGATAAGCGCACAGAGCCGCTTCTGAACGCGCCTGACGAGGCGATTGTAAAGGCTCTTGATATTGCACAACAGGCTATTTAGAGAATCTTATGGCAGCTAATACCCCAAACAAAAACCTATATCGTCCAAATAACAACGACTTTATTAACGATTGGGATTGGCCTATGAACACCAACTGGACTGGTGTTGATTATGCTCTAGGCGGAACCAACTATATTTACGTTACTGGAAGATCTGGCACTACGACAATGGGGGTTAGTTACAGCACTATTTCTCCATATCCGCCTGAGAACGTAGGAACTGTTGGAAGTCCAACTTCATCTATAACTCCATCATGCATTCCTTCAAATATAATTTTGGTAGGAAATTACACAATCAATTTAGTGTTTGCCGTACCTGCAGGAGTTAAAGGCCAATGGACTGTTTTCAACAACGCTACTCCGTCTTCATCACAAACAATTACTTTTTCAGTTGTTGGTGGAACTGGTGTAAGTATTCCAGTAGGTAAAAGAGCATATGTCGTAAGTGACGGAATTAATGTTTCTTATGCACAAGATCCTACTATCACTTTAGGTAGCACTGGGCTGACATTAGGAACAACTATTTCTACTGTTTACAATCTTACTTTAGAAGATTCAACGCTCAATAATGCAACAATAGATGATTCTACTTTAAATAACGCGACAATCCCTACTGGAGCTATTGATGTTGCTGCCATAGATGCTTCAGGCACTCCAAGTAGTTCAAACTTTTTAAGAGGAGATGGAGCTTGGGCTTCCCCAACATCCGCTATTGCAGGTCAATTTCAACCATTCGATGCAACTGGAGCATCAAATCAAATTACTGCTACATTAGATCCTACAGATTTATATTTTAGAAGTAATTCATATACTGCTGGAGAGACAACTCTAGTATCAAATTCAACTGCGATATCTATTACAATTCCTACAGATGCTTCTTTTGGTGCAAGTTCTGGTCAAGTCATAAGAATTGCTATTGTTGCAGTAAATAATGGCGGCACGATGATATTAGCCGCTACAAATGCTAACAACAAATTAGATGAGCATAATTTAATTGATACTGCAAGTATAACATCCGCAGTAGCCTCTGATGAGTACTATGCTTCTGTTTCTGTAATTGGTAAAGCTTATAGAGTGGTAGGATATTTCGATGCATTATGGACTTCTGGAACTGGATGGGCTTCTCCATCATTAGTTCAAGCCGCTGGTGGAAATGCTCTTAGCATTTTCGGAGGTATTGGTAGCGGGCAAACATGGCAGCCAACTACATTTGTTAATAACACCGTATATTACAACACTACTGGCAAACCAATTTTTGTAGAGGCTTCATGGTCTCCGGGGGCTGGACAGGTATATTTATCTGTAGATTCAGATTCTTCTATAGGAAATCCAAATATAGTAATTTGTAGATTTAGCAGCTCTACTTCAAGTTATAAATCACTTGAAGGAGCATTAGGTATAATACCTGCTAACAGAGCATATAAATTTACTGGTGATTATAATCCAGACCAATGTGCAATTCTTTCATAATTAAATATATTATGTATTACAAAGCTCCTGATAATTCTATTCATTGTATTGATCCAGAGTTTGCTCATATGCTTCCATTTGGATCAATACAAATTTCCGAAAAAGAATTTCAGTCTTTGCGGCCTATAAAATATCCACCTAAAATAATAAGCCCTAAACAAATAAGAAAAGGATTATCAAGGATTGGACTTCGTAACAATATTGAATCGTTTATAGAAAATGGGAATCAGGATCTAAAAGATTGGTGGGAATATTCGGAAAGTTTTTTGGATAATGATCCTGAATTAATTGAAATAATGAAACAACTTAATGTTTCTGAATCTCAATTAAAAGATCTATTTGAATTAGCTCAATCCCTGTGAACTTTGACTTTGCCTATGACGTTGGTGTTAATTAACAATTCGCCAACGCCGTAGAAGCTTCCATTTCGGCCTGCATCTGAGTCTTTATAGATTTCCTCAACCATAATGAATGGATTATCGCAAATCAGGTCTAAAAGCTCCTGAAGCGATTTGGCAGGGTGTTCACCCAATACCTGATGCACTGGTGAACCAGCGCGGGATGCCATACATAACGTGAATTGAAATCTCATTTAGTTTATTACCTTAAAAAAGGCGGGTAGAAAATCCACCCGCCCTTCGCACTTTAGCCGAAATCGTCTTCTGACGATACCGCTGGAGCAGGAGCATTTACCTGTCTAGAGCCTGTAAGAGGCGCTCCGCCAGAGGCGGGTGCATTAAAACGCACTTTAGGTACATACACCAGATCCGCTGGGCGAGCTACCCAGCTAACGATTTCAAAGATTGGCACATAATTCGTGCTTTTCTTCGCACCTTCGCCTGTGGTTACAGGGACGGTGTCCTTCAGGGTAATTACTGGCAACTTATTAGGGTTATCCACTATGCCCTTCAGATATTCGTTATGCAGATCATCGATTCCGCGCAACATCGACTTTGAGTTACCTGCAATCTCTCGCAGATCGCCACCGCATTCCTTACCCAAGCGCACCAACAGGCGAACACCTTGTTTGTGTTCGGCAGAAGGTTGAGATGGGTGAGCTTCGCCGTGGCGAGCCATAACCATATCAGGGGCAGAACCAGTATTGAAATTGATCCAACCAACTTCGATATTTTCTAAATCCGCCACGGCCTTAAACGTGCGTGAAATGTCAGAATTGACATACTCGCCACCTTCGTAGTCACGGCGATACATACGGCCTGCACGAGCATCATATTTCAGAATCGGAATGATTTCTGAATTGCTGCCGCCTGAGCCACCACTGCTGAAATTAAAACCAAGAGCCATTTTGAGTTCTCCAATTGAGAGGTTTAACGATTTTGGGAGGATGGTTAGTCCTCCCGACCTTTATGCACGACATGTGCATAAACCAGTTCTCACACGCCATAGACCTTATAGGCTGCCTGACGGGCGAGATCGTCCGAATAGTAGAAGCTATCTGGATCTGGGGCAAGCATACTTGCCAGTTCCATAGGGTCTTCACTAATGGACAGAAACTTTTGGCACGCAAGAGCGATGCGTGACAGTGATTTTAAATGCTCTGCGGCGTTCTCTAAGACCAGCATAGCTGACTTCTTGCTGGAGACATAGCAGAGGTGCGGTTTGATGTCATCGCCTAATACGCCGCTGTATAACGCGACCTGACGGGCGTGGCTCTTGGTGATACTGGAAGGGATTGAGTGAGTGGTCTTCAGATCAACCAAAACGCCATTAGGGAAGAGAATGTCGTAGTACCCCATCAGAGGTATGTCCAAACCTTCCACATCGTAATAGACCTGCCCCTGCACGCTTACAGGGATACCATAAGGCTTGAGCGCCTTCAGACCCTGCTCCACGAAGCCAGCGATGGCTGCACGTTCTTTTTCAACCTTATCCCCTGAAAGGCCAATACATAAATTATCGAAGTTCTTTAATGCTAAATCTTGTAATGCGGTCAGGCTGGCTGACGGATCTTGCAGGCCAGCGACTACTGCCTGCTCAACTGCAGTTCCGCGATGTGCTGCAGCACCTACAGCGCCAATTTCTGCCTTGACGACACGGCGAAGGATGAACATCGCTGGAGCGGATGCCCATTCATTCAAGCTGGAGGGAGAGAGATGCTCGATGCCAAATTTCTTAAAATTGCTCATATAGGTAGTTCCTGTAGGTAGAATCGAAAAACAGAATATATAGTTACTTTCGGTGTTCGTCAAATATTTCCATAATCGCAGTGATTGCTAGAGTCGTGCTGTGATCACATACGACTTCTGAGCCATCAGGCGCATTACCATAGACAAGGTAAATGCAGCCGACTTGGTTCTTAGAGTCGTCACCATAGACGTATAGGTAATCTTCGTCTGTGGAAAATAAGGCAGCGCGGATGTCGCTCATGCTCTTCGAGCGTATAACGACATCTTCCTCCCCGTCATTTACGGTGATGCTATAGCCTTTGGCTAGTATGATTTTGCACAGGCGGCAAACTTCTGATAGTTCTGCTGACATAAATTCTCCAATAGATAATATATTTTACACTTTAGCCCAGTACCCATAGACCATTTTCTCTGAGCAATCCCAGATGTCACTTGGCACTCCATCAATCACTGCAACAAAGTGATGAGCCTGCTTGGCAATCACAGTTCCGCGCATATCTGAACAACGAGCCTTGCGTCCTACGAACACTGGGGCTTTATGCCAGACCCAGCCATAACGCTTTAATACATTCGACAGGACTTCTTTATTAAGACCGTTACGAGCAGACTTGGCTCGTCCAAAATCTTTATTGGCTTGAGCCAATTCTTTGTAAACATCCTTGTAATCTAGATCAAGTGCAATAGCCATTGCTCTTGCACCGCAGTCGCCAGCGACTCCCTTATACCCTGCTGCAGCTCTTCCGCCATCATTAAAAATAAAGTTCATATATGTATCCAATAAAATAGCTAATTGACGATATGTATTATAGGAAATTACTTCCTCATATACAATACCTAATTATAAAGATCTGTAAAGTTTTGTTAAGATTTATTTAGGTATCGACACCCAAGCGGTCTTCGGAGCAGCTCGGTCTCGATCCACATAGACAGGCATACGGAAGGTAATACCGTGCTTTGGATGCGTGAGCCAGAGCGCCTGCTGCGGCTGCTCGAACCCAAAGTTATTGGTGTAGGCATACTCGTCATAGCCCTTCAGAGACCCATTAACGATCAGGCGCGTAAGGTGCATATACTGATGCCAGTGTCCGCAAATCATCACATCGTAGGAAAGGTCGATCTGACCGTTTCTAGAGCGTTTACGGTGGTCTCCACGAATTATCGGGCCGAGAGCGCCTATCATGCCGTCCCCGCCTCTAAACTGATCTCCGTGCGTTAGAACGTATTTTGTGCTGTGGATTCGGTAAGATGCATCGCTTCCATCAGGGATAAAGAAGGTTAAACGCTTGTCATTCTCAAAATGCCGAGCCAGAAGCTGGAATAGCAGCCAATCGAAGCTGGTGTGATGGCGGTCTTTACTCCGTATTTTCTTGGTGTTCCTTCCGTGATTCCCAGTGACGCAAGGGACAAAAACATTCCCAAAAATGTCTGCTAAGTGTCCCAGTGCTGAGGCCAGAGAGTTCAACAGATCCAGAACCGTAGGGATAGTCGGAAGGTCATTTGACTCGGCAAGCTCTTCGTGAATGTCGCCTGAGATCATGTCGCCACCCAAAGCCACAACAATCCCTTCATATTCCATTTTCGGGCTGATGATCTTGAGCAGGTCGATTGCCGAGTCTACGCAGTTTTTCAGGCGCTCACGGGCGATCTGCAGGTTGTACTGGTTGACGTAATTGATTTGTGAAGGCCGCACATTCTCGCCCCAATGCAAGTCACTCAAAAACAGTGTAGGAATGCCTGACGAATGCGGAATTGCTGGCTTTGCTTCCATCCACTTTGGCGGCTTCATATTTGCCGTCTTGGTGGCAATGTCGCCAATGATTTCTTTGATCTTCTTAGAATCTGCAGATTCCCTTTGCGCTTGCTTGAGTTCGTTTTCTAATCTACGCAATTCGGTTGATTTATCTATGACTGGCGGTGCTTTTTTTGACACTAGCCCTTTATTTTTAGCTAAATAAACTCGATGTCGATAGGTTGAAGGATTTATTCCTAAATGTTTTGCTGCAGTTTGAGCGCTTTGAAAAACTGCATCTGCATCTATACATTGTTGTAATTCAAAATCGGTAGGTAATTTATTGCTTCCCATTGGTCTCATCTCTTAATTTGCGAGCCTTCTTAGTCTCGCGGGTGTTGATATTCCATTGCATCATTACATTGCCCTTTTCGAGCTTGTATTTGACACTATGCACTAGGCCGCAATCACAGCATTCGTGCGTATACTCATCATCTATCTTGTACCAGACATTATCATAAAGCTGTTGCACAGGTTCTTTCTTAGGCATAAAGACCTCAGTAAATTTAAACAGAAGTAATTTTTCTTGGATACTTAAATAAACAGGAAAAACCATCAGTCTTTAAAAAAATAGGTTTAAATTTGCAGATATCAAATATATAAGAAGATTTCGCATTTCTATCATTTGGATCTTTCCTTTTTTGATAAAAATGTCTTGGCGCTCCAGAATTAACAAATTTTACTATCTCTAAAAATGGAAGCATAAATATTCCAGAAAAAGACTCAACGCTTCCCCATTGAGTTGTTGTTTTATTAAACATTAACCAAAAATAAATATTTATATTTTCATACATTTCAGAATATCTAATATAATCCTTATGATTAAATGTCACTGAAAATTGCGGGTCTATTCCATACTTGCCGGAAGAAAAAAAAGGCGTTGTTTGTGTTTTTAAGTCAGAAACAACACCATCTACAATTAAATCTGGTGCGTATTTGTTAGTCTCTTTTTCAGGATTTATCTTCGCATCTATGTTTAATTTGTTTTTGCATAGTGATACGAATTGGATTTCTTTTTCCATTCCAAATTCGTACCACCAAGCTCTATCTTCCGTATTATGGATCTGCATAACTAAAAAAATAAGTTTTTAATACGATCTTTAAGGCCAACTTTTTCTAACACATCAGCCCTGCTTGATTTGATTCTCTTTAAAGCAGCCTTTTCATCTTCAAGCTTTCTTTTTAATTCCTCTACCTGCAGTCGAAGCGTTTTATTCTCTGCCAACAGGCTTGTGTAAAGATGAATATTAAGTGGCTTGCTATCAACAACAGGCTCTTCAACTTCTTTAACTGTCTTTGCTTTCTTAGTCACAGAGTATTCTTTCTTTGTCTTGGTCATGGCGCTTTTTCCCATAAAAATTGAGTGATACCAAAGAGAAGCAGGAAAAATCCAGTAATTGTGAATGGATAAGCTTTTGAGTCATCTTCTGTGAATTCCCAAATCACCCGACCAATCATGTACAGAAAAAATCCTACTGCGGTCATAAATTATACTCTTTCGGCATTAAGAAGACGGGAGTGTATTCCCCCACATATGAGCCAAGCACATTGTAACTCATCCATTCATCTGCCTCTTCCTCGGTAAACCCATCATCTTCCATAAGTACTTGAATACACTTGGAATAATCGTAAATTGCAAATTCTTTGTTGAACTGCACTCCAATTCCCAATAGGGCGCGTTCAAAGCCTTTCATATATAAGGTTTCATCACTCATCTTTTGGTCTCGCTCTACAGTCCGAACAAACGAATTTAGGGTAGGTCTTTCCGCCACGAATCTGTTTATATTTCCAGCAGTTCTTACATAGTCTCGTCATAATCATAAATAAAATCTCTTAATTGAGCGGTTTGCCAAGCTGCCCACGCAAGTCTGGCAAACCCGATTAAATACTGGCCTTCCTCGTCCATATCCCAGTTCAGCACAAAGGCAAATTCTTGTGGGAAATGTTCGTCATAAAAGGCTTCCATACGAATATGTTCGGATGTCTTCACGAAATATTGTGAGGTAAATAAGCTGTTTTACCGAGATCGGTGATGTTGTTTTCCCGCATCCAAGCGCGGGCTTTCCAGCGTTTTAGGCGTAATTTAGCCATTGCCTCTCGGTCTCCCGTCAAAGGCATTCTCTTAATTTTAAGCATCGCATCGGCTCTCAAAGCATAGGTATGCATAGATATCTCCAGTAGGTAAAAACAACCGCTTATGCAGTCGCCAGCGAGTATTACTCTCTTTTCTTAAAGCTGTCAAATTATTTATTTAAAAATATTTTTCAAAAAATATTGCATCACAGGAAATAAATGCCTATAGTTCGCTCACCTGATCGATTCTATCTACCTACGGAGTCTATATGACCTACAACGAAGTTTACGACCTGCTGACCCAGCTTGCTGACAAGCGCAGCGCCAAGATTACCAATCCTGATTTGCGTGAAAGCTTCAAGGTTGGCTACCTAAAAGCTTACTTGGTGGAAATCATTAAAAGTGATCCAGAGCTTCTTGGTGGCCTTAAATCTGCTCTTAATCTAGATCTTTAATGGGTGATATATGGCTAAGTTTATCGGCGATTTTGAGACACGCATTCAAGGCATACCTTGCCAGATCTTTGTGGACTCATATGAAAAAACCAAAGGCAGCTATCGCTATGATGCGCCAAGCAGTCTTGATTTCTATGGCGGCACTGAATGCAGCTTTACCGTGCTAGACACCAAAGGTTATGTAGCCGACTGGATACAGCGCAAAATGACTGCTGCTGACGAACAAGAAGTTTTGGATCAAATTGAAGAATTTTACGATAGGTACTAATTATGAAAACGCTTAAATTGATAGATGGTATTCCTGCTAACTTTTTTATTGCAGGACTCAAGGCCGATAAAGGTCTGGATGGCGCATATCAGATTATGGCCTTGGTTGGCGAGGAAATGTACTTACACAACCATCGGTTTACACATTACAAGACGATGCTGGACGGCTATGGACAAACTCTGCCTATGGAGGCCAAAGCATTCTCTGAAGCTCAGGCAGTTCGCTTGGTGAAAAAAATTTGCAAATCGCTTTCCGAAGGCAGTAAGCTTGATCCTAAGCAGTGGGACAAAACAGATTTAAGCATTCTGTATCTCGCTGCTAATGGCTCTGACAATTCTATTTCAATTCGATTTTATTAATGGAGATTCAAATGAAAAATGAAGCACAAGTTGGTTGGTTTTTAGATTCAACAGAAATGGGCAAAACCACTGCCTATCTTTCCTTTCTTTCTAAGCTGGATTCCATACCTAAATCCATTGCTGAAGATGTCAAAGAATTGACTATTGCATTACAAACCAAAAGATGTGAATTTTACGAAAAAGTTTGATTTTGTTGGGGAAGCCCCAGCCGCAGGTGGGTAAATAACAGCGGCAGCTTGAGTGCGTTCAATGACATGATCCGGCGCATGATCAGCCGAAGAAACATCGATACTGTTAGTCCTGACGAGGTAATACTAGAATAGGCTAGTAACAAGTGAGGCACTTTTATGAAAACTGCGACAAAAGACAAGATAATGGATCTAAGCGTAGATCTAATTGTGATCGGTATTTTAATTGGGTTTTGCATAGGGATATTAGAAGTTATTTCTATAATTTTTGAGTGGAGTTTTAAATGACTGACGATATGGTTAACAGTCCGAAGCATTACACCAGCCATCCATCTGGCGTTGAGTGCATCGAAATCACAAAGCATATGGGTTTCTGCTTGGGTAACGCCATCAAATATATTTGGCGTGCTGATCTTAAGCATGACGCTATTGAGGATCTGAAGAAAGCGGTTTGGTATATCAATTGCGAAATTGAAAAAAGAGAATCGCTTGACAAGGATCTGCCTTTCTTTCTTAAGAAGCAGGCAAATTAAAATGAAACTTAGCAAAGAACTGTATTACGCATTTAGTGCAGGCGATTCTGTAGAACTTGATTTTGCTGAAAAGGCCAGTGCGCTTGAAGATGAAATTGAGCTTTTGAAAGTTGAAATTAAGTTATTGAGAGAAATGTACGAAGAAGCAACATGGGGTAATCAACGATGAAATTTGAAATACATCATAGCGAAATGGACAAGATTAGAGATTCATTGAAAAACGATAGATTCAATAAAGAATCAGTCCTGTTCATATTGGAGCAAATAATCTCTAACGAGATGGCAGATTACGGCCATAAATTTGCACCGCCATTGAAGAATGTAAAGGATATGGACACAGAAGATGCTTATAACTATGGCAGAATAATATCACTGCGCTCTGTATTTTCTATCTTAACCCTTCTTCCAGAAACAGATGAAGAATCTGATTATTTAGTTAAAACATTAGATGAAGCAATGGCTGTGGAAGAATCTAAATTAGCTACAAAGCAATAGGACATATATGATTATTTTAGGTATAGATGTTGGTCTCAATGGGGCGCTGTGTTTTTACGACACTGAATGCGAGTGGCTCACCCTTGTAGATATGCCGACTATGTCGGTAGTACGCAACGGTAAAGACAAGCGCGAAGTATCTGCGCAGGGCGTGGCTGATTGCATTCTAGAGATCAAACCAAAGCATGCATTCATCGAGCGCGTTGGTGCGATGCCAAATCAGGGTGTGACTAGCGTATTCAGTTTTGGGCGCAGTCTGGGCATTCTAGAAGGCGCTATGGCCTGTATGGCTGTCCCTACCACTCTGGTGTCTCCGCAAGTCTGGCAGAAGGGCGTGCAGCAGCGTGGAGGCAAGGACGGCAGCAGAGAGCGTGCGATGCAATTATTTCCGAAACAAGCAGATAGTTTTAAATTGAAAAAGCACGATGGGCGTGCTGATGCGGCGTTGATTAGTTATTACGGTTATCTACAAATACGAGGTATGAAGTGAATATGTACGAACCTAAAAGCGTTGAAGAAATTCAAGAGATCGGAAAAGATCTAAAGGATTTTGGTACTGGTTATCAACCGACAAAACCAGTATTGGCTAAAGATATGACGTTAAGAGATTACTTTGCTGGTCAAATTATTTCTAATCTTGCCAGCAGAGATGACAATTTATCTAATCATAATTTAATTGCGTTTTTCGCATTTAAACTTGCTGATGAAATGATGAAGGAGCGCAATTCAAATGACTGATGCAAGCGCATATCGCGCACTCTGGTGCGCAGTGATCATTCAAGCGTTTCGTGACTTAAAATATAGAAGCGCTCATGGAGATGGCACAAAAGAAGATCCGGCCTTGGTGATGTCTCGTGCGTATGTATGGGTTAACGAAGAAGACCCTAAGTACACAATGCAGGTCGGTTCGTTTGAATGGATCTGCTCGATGTTGGATCTTGACAGTCGTAAGTTGAGACTGATGTCGAGAAGTCGTGAAGGTGTTAATCGTGTTTTGTCTGGTAAATTTGAATTGGGAGCATTGTGATGAGTAACGAAAATCCTGTTGATTTAGATAAAATGGCGGCAGAAGAGCCTGTTAATCTCTATCGAATTGAGATTGCTATGGCTGCATTGTGCGGAATAATCCAGAAGGCCAGCGGATTTGATCCAGTCCGTCATGCGTATCTGGCAATCGATTACGCAGATGCCCTGATCAAGGCTCTGGAGACCCCTGTAGAAGAATAATTTCGATAGTGTTGACAGGGTAGGCGGAAATCGCCTATCCTGTACTCCAGTTACCTACCTACCTACTGGAGATCGTCATGTTTGTTCCAAGACTGTATATCGGAATCGGCGCTTTCAACCACTTTTTCACGCTCCGTGAGTCCTACCAGCATCACTACGTCAGTGACGGTATTCCAATGGTTGAAGTGCGCGTTGCGCATTTGTTCAATCTATCTCAGGACGCTGATGCCGCTTTAGAAAAAGCTCGCGAATACGCTGGCAAAGTAGGTCTTGCTTTGCAGGCATCTAAAGAGACGATGGAACAGGAAATGCTTGAGATCAAGCGTGCCAGCGAACGTGAATTGGCTGACCGCGCTGCTCGCGAAGCTGCTCAGGCTTTGGAGGCAGAAGAGCGCCGCAAAGCTTACGAGGAAAAGAAACTGGCTGATGCTAAGAATGGCTATATCCCTTTCGGTCGATATAAAAACCATTCTATTAAGGATTTGCGTGACGAAGGTGCGGATGGATTTTCGTATTTGATTTGGTTGGCTAATAACGAAATTGAAAGTCCAATTTTTGATGCGTTACGCGCCAAAGTTAAAGAGTTTGTTCCTAGCGCTTTTTTACCTAAGCCAGATCGTGAAAAGACGTTTGGCGAGGTTGGTCAGCGAATTGAGGTCAAAGTTACAGTTACTGCGCACTTTAGTTTTGAAGGTGCTTTCGGTGTAATGCATATCGTAAATATGGTTACCGAAGATGGCTGCATGTTGGTAAGCAAGGGCAAATTTAATGCTTGCGCTGGTGCTTTAAGGAAAATTAAAGCAACGATCAAAGGCCATAGTGAATACAAAGGCCAGATGCAGACTGTAGTTCAGCGTGTAAAAATTTTGGAAGAGTATTGCAGCATATAATTTTTTTGGAGATATCTATGTACGGTTTATTCAGATTTTCCTACGACTACCACCAGTTCGAGCATCTATGCGCGGTCTCCGCACGCAAGGAAGCGCTGGAGGAGCGGTATGAGGCCATAAAAAGCCTCACCAAGTGGTGTCGGCCTTTGGTCGATGCTGAAAAGCACGATGAGTTTGCAGAGAATGAGGAAGCTCATTACTGCATCCTGCCCGTGGAGGAATTGAAATGAATTGTGGATTAATTATATTTTTATTATTAATGCTTTTACTCGTATGGTGAATATGAAATGAATATATTTATTTTAGATACCAATCCAATTAAGGCCGCGCAAATGCATTTAGACAAGCACGTTGTGAAGATGCCTCTGGAGACCGCTCAGATCCTTAGCACGATCAATGGTTATCCGTATAGGCCAACACACCGTAACCATCCCTGCACGGTCTGGGCGCGTCAGACGAAGGGTAATTACCACTGGCTGGTCGAGCTTGGCTTTGCGCTATGCAAAGAGTACTCGCTGCGCTACAGCCGCAGGCACAAGTGCAAGGATGTGATCGAGCAGTTAAAGCACGCACCTGACTTCATTCCTGACGGAGAGCGCACGCCGTTTGCGCTGGCTATGCCTGATGAGTGCAAGCAGGATGATGCTGTGCTGGCCTATCGCACCTACTACCGTACTCACAAGAAGAGCATTGCTTCTTGGAAGAACCGAGAGATGCCGGAGTGGATGGTATGAGTTGGGAAACAGTGTTGTGGATATCAGTAATTCTTTTTCTTATATGGTGGACATGAAATGAACAATGAAGATGTAAAAAAAATCGCCCGTGAAATTGCAGATAAAGACAAGGTTGACCCTGTTAATTCTCAAGGCGATATGATTACTTTGTTTCCTGAAGAGTTGATGAGGCTTATTGATTTTATTCGAGCAGAAGAACGTGAAGCGTGTGCAAAGTTGTGTGATAGATTGGCTTGGCAACATGGCGATATATGCGCATCCCGAATCAGAGCAAGAGGTGAAGCGAGATGATGCTGGGCAAAATGCGCTGCAAGACCTGCAGGGTATGCAAACAAGAAAAGACCATCCGCAACTTCTATAAACATCCAACTACTGTGGATGGCTATATGTATATCTGCAGGGCATGCCACAAGGCGTATACATGTGAGAATAGAGATCTGAAGAGAGATGTATATAACATCAATAGAAGGCGATATAACGCACTGCCAGAGGTGAAAGAAAAGCGCAGGCTTTATCTTGCAAGGCCGGAGGTGAAAGAGAAGCTTAGAGAGAATGCGAGAATTAATAAAATTCTCAAGATTCAACTTGGGTTGTAATTTTTAATTAAAGTAGGTGAAGTGAAATGAGTTGGGCAGAAGAAAACGGTATAGATATTGGTGACGCAGATGACTTTGATCAAAATGTTGAGTATCAAGTCGAGCATCTTTGGCGAACAAAAGATGGCAGAACGATCAAGATTTCTGAAATGACAAACCAGCACCTATACAACGCATACAAATTGAAAGGCGCTCAAAGTTTGCAACATGAAATGATATTGCGGTTGTTTAGAAGAAACTTTGGAGAGGTTGTATGACACCAAACCAAATGCGATTACGCCTGCGCATAAGGCGCTGGAGAGAGACTCTGCGCAAAGGCTGGTCGCTGCGAGATTATGAGTTTTTTATCTGGGCATTTAATCGAAAGAGGAGAAAGAAATGAGCGCTTGGGCATTTAGATTTACGCATGAAGATGGCGAGCTTAGTGGGTACTACGGAGTTGTCGTAGCTAAAGATAAATTAGATTTATTTTGGGCTATTGATGAATTCGGAGATCCGTACCTTTGCGAAATTAAAAAATTAGATAAAGGCGGAATATGCTTTAAGCATGATGCCAGTGAAAATGAATATTCAGAGCTGGAAATCGGCGAATCATTGATTCCAGATCCAGAGGAAAAAGAATCGTGGAGTCGTGCTTTCAATCAATCCTTCGACCCAATATACAGGTAAAAATGAAATGAACTACGATCACCGATTTAAATTGGAAGAAAAGATACTGAATTGCTGGAATGTGATTGATGACATCAGAGCGGTATATACAGCGCATCAGGACATCCGAGCGCTGTCTGTAGACGAGATGTCGAACGTGCTAATGGGTATAGAACATCTATACCAAATCAAGTTCGAGTCGCTATTCAAGTCGCTGGAAGATCACCTGCAAGCATTGCATGAAAAGGAGTCTTAACAAAACTTTACAAATACCAGTTGCATAGGTAGAAATTTCCTATAGTATTTGAATCTCGATTTTTACTTACCTACTGAATACCGACATGAAATACGCAGAATTGATTGCCAAGCTAAAAGAAATTGAACTCGCGACTGGCGTTTATTTGGTCGATGAATGTGTCGATCGCGAAAACGTGATGGACATCGAAGCTTTTCGCGGCTTGTCGTGGGATGGAATTTTAAGCAAAGAACAGGACGATGCTCTTTACGGTGCTGCTAGTAGCGCAGCAGGCAGCCGAGCCGAAGAAGCTGGCTTAGATTTAAACAAATTGCTTGGTTTTATAGTTTATTAATTTTAACTACCTACCTACTGGAGATATGACATGAACGCAGTGCAGCTTAAAGACATCAAGAAAGGCGAATTCTTTCGCGTGGCTGGCAAAAATACCGTGTGGGTTAGGGGTGACTTCGAGCGCTCACTGAAAAAGTACAGCGCCACCAGTTTTGATGACATCAACAGAGAGCGTTTCCTCAAGGGCGCGACTCTGGTTGAAGTTGGTTTTACTTTTTAATTTTATCTATCTATCTGGAGACTGACATGAAGTACTACATTGGCGAAATCAATAACTTTTACGGCGAAATAGAAATCACTTCCACTATCCGTTTTGCCACTGACAGCGACCCTGCTGAATATCTGGACACTTTGGCTTCTATCTTCTGGGGCGAAGGCGTCGATAACGATGGCTATTGGGAATTCGACAACAACATGTCCACTCAGCCTGCTGGCTTCAAAGAAATTTCCAAAGAAGTTTTTGACTCTCTTTCTGGAACTATTACTCAACTCTACGTTTATTAATTCTATCCATCTGGAGAACCGCCATGTCTTTCTACACTCAACAATGCATCAACTCTTACCGCGCTGGCTGGATGGAAGAGCATCCGGACGAAGAGCCTTTGGATGACGCGACCGTTATTAGCTGCCTGCGCGATGAGCATGAAATGCTGGTCGAAAGATTGATCAAAGACGATTTGCGTCACGGTCACTATTATCTAGCCATAATCCTTCGCGAGGGCTTTGAGGGTTATGAAAATATGGATGTCTCACGATTGTGGCAAGAAGTTGAAGAACGTGGTCTTTTTTAATCAACAGGAGAATGCGATGAGCAAAAAAGAAGCTCTGATTCAATTCTTCCTCGAATCGGCGAAATGCTCGCCGGAGGAAGCGGCGGAGGCAGCCCAGACGCTGCTGGATGCACAACAGGAAGGCCGCTTGGCTGACCTGTTGACAGAGGCGCTCGCATAGCGCCTCTTTCCCTTATCTACCTATCTATCTGGAGAAAGAAATGACTATTGAATTGACCGCTGAACAAAAAGCCTTCGTGCGAGTATTCATGCGCACTGGCGGATGCGACTTTAATCAGGACAAAGTTGAGCAGTTGCTTATGGATTATGAGCATGACGACAGCTTTGATATTGTCAAGAAGTTCGGTAGTGAGATGTACTCTGCCGTGCTGGATGCGCTGGACGTATGGCACAGCGCCATTTTCTTTGAAAAGCAGCAAGCACTACTCAGATTAAGCACTATAGGGTAACATCGAGATTCGCGCAGGCATTCCAACCAACCCGCCTGCGAGTCTGGGGGAGTCTCCACCACTTAGCCCAGACCGACTTGCCGCCGTTAGCGGCTCTTTTATTCAATGGTGGTAGAGAATGCTAATGAAACCTATTCAATTCGATCCTGATTTCGCCTGTGCATCGGACTATGCGAAGTTATACAGGCAGCTTGGCCTTCAGGCCGTACCCAGTCATTCACCCCTAGACTCACCCAAGAACTGGAAGCGACCGTTGCTGTCCACTTGGAAAGAATTCGAGTCTACGCCCGTACCAGACAGTCAATTCGACAAGTGGTTTGGCTGGGAAGGCAGTCACAAGACCAAGACCAATATTGGCCTGATCACTGGCGCGTGTTCAGGCGGTGCATTCATTCTGGACGTTGATTCCCATAAGCACCCTGAAGCCCAAGAGTGGCTGATGAATCTGCTCGACAGCTACAACGATGGGAACAGATTATCGTGTCCTACGCAACAAACTGGCGGGGGTGGATTCCAGTATCTGCTCAGAGCGCCTGAAGGCTGGACTCCACCGACAATCAAAACACCCATCGGTATCGACATCCGAGGCCAAGGTGGTTTCGCAGTCATGCCGCCATCGGTTCACGACTCAGGCAGCGAGTACAAATGGCTCAAGGGCAGTGAACCTTGGAACATCGAGATACCAGAGGCCGAGGGCTGGCTCACCGCTGAGATCGATCTGTTGGCACAGAAGTATGGCGCTGGTAGCGCAGCTTCTGGTTCAGTTCAGCAGGTCAAGACAGAGACACCACAGTACGCCAAGACTGACTTCGGGCAGATTATTGACGGGCGTGAGGAATACATGACCAAGGTTGTGTTCGCTAAGGTACTGAGCCTATACCGTGACTCGCCCATCCTGCCGAGCGCAGAGCGTCTACAGGACGCGATGCGTGAGGCATTCGGGTCGTATGAGCGGAATGTCAAAAGTCGCATCCAAGAGGCTGGTACGCCCAACCACATCCTGCTGGAGCGCGAAGGCCGAGGTCACAGCCTGTTCGCTCAGAAGTGGTCGTATGCAATCAAGCAATGGGATGACAAGGTCGCCAGAGAGGCGGCAATGCCTCGAACTAGGGGGGATGGCGCTCAGACCCCTGCGGGGGAGTTCGTAGACGAGTGGACAGCGCAGAATGATATCTACGAGATATTGAACGAAGGCCAGATTATGGCCTTACCTGATCCCGTCTTTCTGATCGATAAGATGGTTATCGAGAACAGTCTCGGATTCATCTACGGCGCTCCAGCGTCAGGTAAGAGCTTCATAGCATTAGGTATGGGCATGACCCTAGCTACAGGCCAGACAAAGTGGTGGGGCAAGGATGTCAACGGCTCAGGCGCTGTGATTATGATTTCCAGCGAAGGTACAGCGGACATGAAGAACCGTCTGGCTGCGTGGCGTAGAGCGCTGCACGTTGATGCACCGTCTCAATTCCACCTGATCCGCCAGACCATCAACTTTATGGATGCTGGCGACCGCGACAAATTGCACCGAACAGTGTCAACTATAGTTAACAAAATTGGCGCTAATCCGATTATGGTCATCGTAGACACGCTCTCTCGTGCAATGGCTGGTACGGACGAAAATGATCAGGCTGCAGCCAGCATGATGGTTCAGGCGTGCGATGGCATCAGGGAAATATGGAAGACCACAGTCCTGTGCGTACATCACACAAGCCGTATGGGAAATATGCGTGGGTCAACTGTATTTGAGGGCGCTGCGGACTTCATTTACGGTGTCGAAAAAGAACAGGGCGCTCAGTCGGGGACGATCACGGCTAAAAAAATTAAAGCTGCAGAAGACGGTTGGGTAATGGGATTTAATTTAAGGAAAATATCCGTTGGGGAAATTCACGAAAATAAAGAATCATTATTTGCAGAGCCTGCAATTATGCAAATTGTCGCTCCAGACCAATGGCCTGATAGGTCGGTAATTAATGCAATGCTCGGTGGCCTGCAGCAGGCTTGGGATGATGGCAAACCGTGGTCGTCTAAGCCCCAGACAAGGCGTGAGGGACGATATGCCATACCGCATATGGTCAGGTACGGGATCAATGAAGAAATCGCTGAGAAGGTCTTAAATAGCTGGCTAGATGCCCAGATCGTTGTCTACGAGATGTGCGACAGCGATGCCAAAATGAAAGGTCTGAGGGTCAAAAACCAATACGGAAGTTCTTCCGGAAGTTCACGGATGTCCGGTACTGGAGAATGAGTAAAATGAAAATAGTTCAATTAAATCAATCTGTTATGTTTACGGAAGTTGTTTTACGGAAGTCTTCCGGAAGTTACGGAAGTTCAAAAAATAATCCAATTGAATCAATAACTTATATACGGAAGTTGGTTACGGAAGTTCTACCCATTTCCCGTAAGGGGAAATGTAGAGAGACGCTCCTGCAGGTCGCGTCTCTCTCTCTCGGAATTCGGAGTGGAGTTTTGCCAGCATGAGCGAAAAGAAGGTTAGGTTCAGAGCATCCGGCAGGAGGGCAATTTTGACCCGTCCTGACGAGATTGAGATTGGCGAGACGGAAGGTTGGCGGTTGGTTGAGGTGAAGGATTGGCAGAGAGAGGGTTGGATTAATTTGAAGTTGTATTCGACCACGCGAGCAAGGAAGAAGGTGTATTACCTTGGCGTGTCGATAAAGGAAAAGCGACTCGCCAGAAATAAAGATAAGGTAATTCTTTTGGAGCGATTTCCTGAAATAGAAAATTGGGTAATTAATTCGACAATTAATTATTCGGTGGATAAATAGGATTTAATTTCCGTTTTTGTATTTAATTTTATAAGAGGTATTTAATTAATGGCTGGTAAATTTAAAAATGAATTAATTGAAAGGAAAGCGCCTGTCTGGCAGTGGACAGAAAAAGAATATATGCAGGGAAATGCATTAATTTCGTCCGTGGATTTAATTGCGGTGGAAATGGAGCGTAAATGGGGAATTGGGCGCTTGAGGCTTTTAATACCCACAGAGCTGCGTGCGAAGTTCGACTCGCAGCGCTACAAGTTCAACACGGCGCTCAACAGCGGCACGCTCGCTGGCCTGCAGCAGGAATGCGAACGGATGCAACGCGCCTACCGCGCAGCCGACAAAGCTGCCACTGACTCTGGTGCGAAATCGCTGCCTGAGCAGTGGGAAGTGAAACTGAAGGACGGGACGCTCGCAATCATCGTTCGCGGCGATAACGAAGAGGCGCTTGCCCATGGGCGTGCTGAAGACATCGCTGCAGGCCGTGAGGCCAGCGTCTGGACGCTCGAAGAGATCGCGATGCTGATCGACCAGTTCGGCGCGAAGCTGAACCCGCTGATGCAGATGAAGCGCTTCTTCAAAGGCGCACTGACCGAGGTAGAGGTCAAGCGCGAAGACCCCGTGAAACACATCGACAGGCCGTTTGACGACTCGCCTGAAGACGTACGCAAAGCAATGAGCCTTTAACTGGAGAGACCTATGAGTGATAGACAAGATTTGGTTTGGTATGAGATCGATAGACTGCGCCGCGAGGCCGACAAGCTTGAGCGCATAGCACGCAGGCATGATGACTGCATTATGTTCAATGGCCTAGAGAAGCTCATAGACAAATACGCAGTGTCCTTCTGCATCGGTATGCTCACGGGCGCATTCGCCCTATGGATGAGGTTGCAGGCATGAGCGCTCGCAGGCCACTGACCGTTGAGAAGCTGCGTGCGCTGCTCGCCAAGAACCAACTGCGACAGTGCGATCTGGCGTGGATGGCAGGCGTGAGCGACCGCCAAGCGCGTGCGTGGTGCTGCGGTGAGACTGACATCCCGCAGTACGTCTGCCTGCTGCTTAACGCCTACGACCAGAAGCTGCTGAAGGATGAGTGGCTGATCAAGCAGATCGCAGAGCCTGTGCCGTAAAGCCATAGGTTTACGGTGAGCGGTAAGCTGTCAACTTATCGCTCAACTTATCCACAGCTTATCCACAGCTTACTCACACGCTTATCCACTGCCCCGCCGCTACTTGCTCACAGCTTATCCACAGCTTGTCCACTGCCCTCGGTCTAGTTATCCACTGCTTCTCCACAGAAGAGACCAAACTTATCCACATGTGAATAACCTGTGGATAACTTCGCCGGAGTAGTGGATAACCTGTGGATTGCGGGAACAAGCTGTGAATATCCTGTGGATAACTTGTGCATAACCTTTTGACCCCCCTCCCACCCCCCGCTGCTAATAGAAACTAGGATCCAGTAGTGGTGTACTTTCGACAAATCGACATATAGCCTAAAAATAAACATTTAGCCCTGCCAACGGGCAAACGAGTCCCTCTCCGCAACAGACCCACACACACCTCCCTAACTTGGAAACGCCCCCCGTCATGTTTATAATGGATCCCTCTCTCTAGGGGGGGTATATATTTTTTGGGGGACAAATGAATGAAAAAAGAATCCGGTGGACTAATGGGCAAAGCTATGGAGATGCTGTTTCCATTGCTTGTAGCTGGAGTGGGTTGGTTGTTAACCCAGATTGCTTCATTTAATAACCGTCTGATCGGCGTAGAGTCTAAGATGCCTATGCTCTTGACTGCCGAAGGCGTTGTAATTAGTAGCCCGCAGGATGCTGCGGCTAGACAAGCAATGAAAGAAGATTTGCTAGATAAGATTTTTGATTTACAAGTCCGTGTTAAGTTGCTCGAACAAGAAGTTGAGCAAGAGGCAAAAACCAAATAATTACATTCACGGAAGCATCATTTTGTTAGGACTTAGGATCCAGTAGTGGTGTACTTGCAACAAATCGACATATAGCCCAAAAACAAACATTCCAACAGGCAAACGAGTCCAACCC